GTTATGTATATCACGTATTAAATCATCGTATTGTGAAAATATATCGAATGAAATCCACTTCGTAGGCCGGCCTTCACGTAATGGTTGTATTTTTTCAATAATTTCTGGTGTGGAAAAAACAATCATTTGATTTTCCATTTTAGCCATGTGTGAAAATCTTTCGATATATGTATCAGTAGTTCTCTGTAGATAATGTGGTAAACCTTTGTCTGGTGTCCAATCTCCACGGCCAATATCGTAAAAAGCAGTAACAATAGTAATATCACTCATTATGTTGTCCTAAAAGTAATTAATTCTTCAACCTTATACTTATCATTGAAAAATTTCAATAATTCTGGATCACGGTCATATTGGTGAACAATGTAAAAAGGTTCTTTTGTTTCTCCGGTTTTTAATAAACCATCTTCAAAGACTGGTGGTTTTTTCAAGATGAAAGGTGCAAACATTTCTTTTTCATTTGGTTTATTCGTTATATGCAAATTACAACAATAAGGATCGTCCAATGTTACAGTTTTGTATGATGATTTAAATGGTTTCCATCTCATCATAACATTATATGCGGCCTGGTCTGCCACCCAATCTGCTCGATTCAATGACATCTGGAATAAAAATCCACACAAATCACACACATAATCGGCTCGACCAGATAATGTTCCCACATTAAGAACTTCTTCTTCTTGTATATCATCATAAAAGTATTGGCCAAAAGCCTTTATGATATTATTCCTATTCCAATGTTCGTCTTTAATTTTAATAGATTCTGATACCGCAACTAAAGGTGTGAAATCATTACTTAAAAGGTATTCTATAGGATCTCTTTGGAAAATAACATCACGAACATCTGTAGTTATAACATATCGATATTCATTGACATTCTTTTTTAAGAAATCATAAATGTGAAAAAATCTTTCCATGTGAAACATAGAATTGGTTTTTTCTGGTGCTGAAATAACCTTGAACCCATGTTCTTCAATTTTCTTTATTGTTTGTGGTGATGCGTTGATTGCAAATAGAACTTTGTCACCACTGAATCCACTTTCGTTTATCGAAATGATCCACGGTTTAACTTGTTCAAAGTTGTAATTTTTAAATGCGCCAATTATTAAATCTTTTGCCACGGTAATTCTCCATTATATTGTTTATTCATCATTTCATTCCCTTTCAAAAAGAATTCTGCTTGTACAGAATCTCCCCTACTTGCAACTCTATAGTTTACTGTATATTGACCATTCGTGTCAAATTCTGGTAAATTTTGCATCATATATGGTGATAGAATTCTATCAACTTCTGGTTGTTCTTCCGGATGCCTTGCTCTACGATACCAATAAGGTGAAAATCCTAATGCTGGTATTTTAGGCACCATAAAACAATTAACATCAATAAATTTATCATTGATAACAGAAGTCCATTTACCTAACGATTCACAATCATCATTACATATGTATTCACCTTCTTGGCTAACAATTTTACGTAACGAATATGCCCATTGATTTCCTTTTGATATAACATCAACTAAGGATTCAATATGATTTGGTTCATACCAATTATCTTCATCCAAGAAACAAAGGAAGTCACCGCTTGCAATATAGGACATTGCACCATATATTCTGTGTCCGTTGTACTGGTCTTTTCCTGTTGAGTATGGAAGGTCAATTAGGTCAATATGTGAATACTCGCTGGCGATCACACGACCTTTTGGTTGGCCATCTACGACAACCAAATGTTGTATATTATTATATGTTTGATTTTTAACCGAGTCTAACGCTTGACGTAGACACGGTGCACCTGTAGTAGGTGTAATCACAGTCACTAATGGTTTCATAATTTATCATCCTCTAGTCAGTTTTAAAATAGCCTCAATCTGTTTCTCAAGTGCAGGTTTACGATTTGGCCAATATATGTATTCCTTATCACCTGTACTATGTAGTTTCTTTAGGAAAGGAATAATCATTTTTTCAAGTTCATTCATTCTTTGTTCGGTTTCTGTCAAAGTATTTTTTACTGCTTCTACTGTTTGAACACTCTCTTTAATCAGAGAATTATATTCTATTTCTGAAACAGCCGAAAATCCAAAGTCATCTTCAGAATCTTTATATTCTTTTAATATTTTATCAAAATCAGTTAGTGCCATTATTTCTTCTTAGTATTTAAAAATATTGTATTCTTTCTTTTCTCCACAACTTTTGGCCAAATTGACGACCTAGAGTGTGGTATAGGATCATTTCTATCACTTCTATATTGAGCTGTAAATGTTGGTTCATATTCACCTTTTAGAATTTCTCCATTCGTGTGAATATGGTTAGCATCGACCTCATAATAAGAACTTTTTTTAATAATTTTAACCGGGCCTTGTAAAACTAAATGCACGTTATCTCTATTGTATTGTCTACTACCTTGTTTGAAATTATCACCATAAACTGATTTATTTTTTAACACATTGTCTTTTATGTTTTTAACAACATTCGATGCTGGTGGTAATCCTGTTTTAAAATTATCTTTAAGTTCTTTTAAAAATTCTTTTGTTTCTTTATGATTGTGTGTATTCGGTACATTTTTTGATATACCACCCCATTGTTGAAAATCTGTTGCTTTGTTTCCATCTTTATGTGACATCCAAACGATCTCTTTGCCAGCTATATCTAAAAAATGAAAGTCTGATTTTGGTGTACCTGGAGTTTTTGATATGTCATAAACATCATAGATTGTACTTTTGACTTTTATAGGAACAGTTGATTTTTTAGTTTTCTTTTTAATTTCTATTAACTGTTGACGTATTGAAATAATTTCTTTTTCTTCAATATGTGTAGTACTGATTTTTTTATCAGCCATGCCGCCAAATTCGGAAGTTTTAGCTAGTGAAGATAACTTAACTGGTTTTCCTACATTAGTTTGAAATTCTATTCCACCTGGATTTATTTTGTTTTTTAACCTTTTATATATTTCTTTATCAAAAATCAAAACAACTTTCTTTTTGCCGTTGAGTGAAGCAACCAATTCGAATTCTTCTCGTTTTTCATACTTATTTAAAAAGATAACTATTCTATCTTCTCTACCTTGTTTATACAGTTCTGATGGAGCTAGATTGGATGCCATTTTATTATGAATGAAAGTTGACGATCCAATATTTATCTAATTATTTGAATGTTCTTTCCCGAGGTCCAAATTTCTAGTTCGGTTTTTAACCGTTTCTCATTATACAGTGTTGCATATCGATTGACAGCCTTATTTCGCCACCATTCAATCAAGTTTACCAGACTGTGTTTTTCATAGTTTTCACCAGGAATAAGCACGTCCGTCTTACAATTTACATAATCAACCATGTTCTTGAACCCATAGTCACTGATATAATATCTTTTTTGTTCTGTCAACCCTTTTGCTTTCTCAATCGTTGCTATGAATGTATCCCCTTCAGTACTACCTTTAAGAGCTGCTTTAGTGAGAGAAATGATCTTCATGGTTGTTTTTAACTTCTTACTTGAAGCATCATTATCGACAATATCACCAACAACATCCTCTACATATGTACGTAAGTCATCATAGGCTTTTCCATGCATCATCGGTATAAAATCAGAATCGGTTAGGCCTTTATAACGAATATATGGTTTCATACCATCATATTGTGAAACTGTCTTGGAACTTCCATACAAACTAGTGGTCTCAAAGAGGCATAAATTCATACCATATTTTTTATTAAGTATTTCTCTAACTTCATGTGAGGTACATATTGCGGCCAATAGTTTACCACCAAGATAGTTATAACCAAATGGTTGTGCAGGTACTATAACAAAACCCATCATTGCAGAACCATTAAATCGTTTGGACCATTCCGGTTTCTGTGTAAACACTTGTCCAAGCATTTCATTGCGTGGCCTCATATTGATTACGGGTGAACCTAGTCTAATGAATCCTACAATCTTTCCTGTATTCTTTTCTAACACAGCCAATCTTATTTGACGACCAACTGGTGAAATGTTAATGTGTGAACTGGTAATGTTTAATAGGTTTTCCCACTTCTCTTGTGGTATTTCCAATACTTCAAAATCCATATCTTTTGGATGCATTGTAAAATCAGAAAACAAATCATCTTCTATGGGAAACAAAGGGTTTGTTGATAGACCACCTAAAGAATTCAATTTCTGGTCACGCATGTATTCATCAACACGATTGAAATTACCAAAATAATCTTCAAATACCTTAGCGCAATGTAAGGCATTTTCTTTCGTTATCATCATACTTTAAATCCATCAAATGATTTCTTCTGTGGTTTTTCTCTGTTGCCAAATGTATTAAGTGGTTTATCTTGGCCTGAATCTGTAATGCCATCTTGGCCAGATTGATCCACATCATATAATCTCATCTTTGATCTATCAATGCCTAGAGTGAATCTTTTAAAGTATGTTGGATCATTATAACGATTCTTCAACTGTTTCACCATAATCTGTCCCATTTCTTCTAGTTCTTCTGAAGAAATTAATGCAAACATCAAGTCAGCTGTTGCTGGCAAACCAAAAGATTCAGAGGTATCTTCAAGTCCTGGGTCAGAACTAGAAAAACCGGATCTTGTGGTTTGTGTTGCAGATACAATCGGGACTCCGAACTCAACTGCCAAGCCTCGCAATTCTTCTGCGATAGATTTGACATAGGTATAAGAGTTAACGTTGGCGCCGGCTTTGATTCTTGCGGAACAACAAATATTAAGATAATCAATAAAAATAATATTAGGAACAAAAGACTTTTTAAGATTGAGCTCATTGAGTAAGGTGCGAAAATGTATGCTGCTAGCAGACGCTGTTGGATATTCTTTAATGATAAGTTTTCCAACAGTCTTTTCACGAAGTCTTTCAATTTTTTTATCATATAGTTCTTTCGGTAAATCTACAAGGTCATCTACAGTAACATTTAATAAGTTTGCATC